AATGATGATTGGAACTTGAACTACTATACACAGGCGACCGCTTATTGTCAAATGTTTGAAGAAAGAACAGGTATTGAAATTAATCAAGTAGTTATATTAGTGGTAACTGAAGATGGTAGTGTACAAGAGTTTATTAAAAACAAAAAAGATTATCAAAGAGAATTAGAAGAAGCGTTAAATGAGTTTCACCAGAATAGGTTGGCTTCGTAAGAGGGGCCGTAGCTCAGTAGGGAGAGCGCCTGCTTTGCAAGCAGGAAGTCGCAGGTTCGATTCCTGTCGGCTCCAAAAAAAAATGTTGACAAAGATAAAAGAATCCTATATAATATTATCAATGTGTTTCGTGAAGGGTAATATAAGACAGGCGTTCGATTCGCCTCGCCTCCACCAGAATTACTTTTATACATTGAGGGGGCGTACTGGATTCGATTATGTTGTCTGAGATACATTATAAAACAAACGATAACTATGATTATCAAATGGCCGCTTAAATAAAAGTGGCGGGAGTTTGGTGGGAACTTGGCAACAGAATCCCACCCTTGAGGATATATTATGAGTTTAGGTTATGTACTATCAACAATAGAGGAAACAATGTCATTTAAAACACAAAAGGTATTTACAGTAGAAATTGAAGAAATAGTAAAGAAATATAGTATGACACATATGCAGGCTGTCCTGTATTATTGTGAGAAAAATGATGTAGACCCATCTTCTATAACAAAATTAATATCAAAACCACTAAAGGAAAAAATAGAAGCAAACGCACGGGACTTAAATTTCTTACCAAAGAGAGGAAAGTTACCAATAGAATGATAATGGATTCGTTTGACGCATATAAAATGTATCTTGGTATCAAGGCACACTTTGATAAAGGGAACTATGATTTTGTTAAGTATGGTGGTAAAACAAAAACTACAAAAGAATCTTTTTTTAAAAGAAATGATAGAAAAGTATTCTATTCAATGTCTAAAAAACATTCCGACCCAGAAGATTTAAAGAATTATTATATTGCGAACTTTGTCGCACACTCCAAATGGATAGGTGAATTCTCTGAACAAAATTATACAGATTGGAAAAAGAGAATGGAAAGTATGTCATATACTTTCTCCCAAAATATTTTATATTTAATAAATGAAGTTTTAGTTAAAAATTTAGATAATGATATAAATAAATTTAATTATATGTTCGAGTGTGAGGAAGATACACATCCATTTTTACTTAAAAAGTATCTTGCGAAGAAAATCACACCAGAAACTTTAATTATACTAGATGACATTTTAAACTTTTTTAAACAATGGAATAAAAAGTTGAGTGATGATATAGTATGGGAAGAAGAAAAAATCTTCTTAGATAAGTATAGAAGATTTCTTGATTTTGATAAGACCAAATATAAATTCACTCTGAAGAAATTAATACAAGATAATTTAAAGTAAGGGAGAAAGAATATGGCAGCGAAACAAGTTAACGACAAAGAATGGTTGATAAAGTATATGTATGGAAGAAGACAAAAACAAGTTAAACTTAAACTTTCAAACGAACTTAATCAAGCGGAACAATGGTTTTTCAAACAAGAAGAAAATAAAAACTTGACAAAAGATACCAAATAGGGTATTATAAATACTAACATTATATTATGTACAAAGTGGATAAGACAAATATATGTACACATAAGGAGAACACACGATGTCATTAGATACATTAAAACGAAATAGTGGTTTAGATAAACTACTAACTGCGGTACAAAAAGACACCGCACCTGTTGAGAAACAGAGTTATGTCGATGAAAGATTCTGGAAACCAGAATTAGACAAAACTGGAAATGGTTATGCTGTTTTGAGGTTTTTACCTGCACCAGATGGTGAGGATTTACCTTGGGCGAAAGTTTGGAGTCATGCATTTCAAGGCCCAACTGGACAATGGTATATTGAAAACTCACTTACAACATTAAACCAAAAAGACCCAGTATCAGAAGCCAATACAGTTCTTTGGAACACAGGAAACGAGACAGATAAAGAACTCGCAAGAAAAAGAAAAAGGAAACTTAATTACTATTCAAATGTCTTAGTAGTAAGTGACCCAAAACATCCAGAGAATGAAGGTAAAATCAAATTATTTAAATATGGTAAAAAGATATTTGATAAACTTATGGAAGCGATGAATCCAGAGTTTGAAGATGAAAAACCATTGAATCCATTTGATTTCTGGAGTGGCGCTGACTTTAAACTTAAAATAAGAAAAGTTGATGGTTACTGGAACTACGACAAATCAGAGTTTGACAAACCAAACGCACTCTTTGATGGAGATGACGCAAAATTAGAATCCCTTTGGAAACAGGAATTCTCACTCGCAGAATTTATTTCCGCAACTAATTTTAAATCATATGATGAACTCAAAGAAAGATTTGATAGAGTAATCGCTGGTACTAAAACTGTAGGTAATGTCGCAGACTTAACTGATACAGAACCTGCGCCAGTTGAACAGTCTGTTGATACTGAAGAATCAACAAATGATGACAGTATGTCATACTTTGAAAAACTCGCACAAGAGTAATTTCTTAACAGGGGAATCCTTCGGGATTTCCCTATCTAATTATAATTATTTTCTTTATTAACTCTATTGTCAAGAGTTCCAATATGTTTATTTGTAAATGAATTATTATTAACAAAACTTTGATTATTATTACTCGCCATACTTGTAACTATTACTTCACCTTGTCTTGAGGCGTTTGCAAGCGCATTTTCATCAATCATTCTTACTCGTTCTTCATTTCGACCGATTGTGGTTGGGTCGATAATCTTGACTTCTGGTTCTGTTAATCTTTTTAATTCTTCTCTTTGTGTTTGTCTAAGTTGTTCTCTTGATTTAATTTGGTCATCTGTTAAATAATCATTCTCATCCATAAACAGACTAAATGGAAAAATACTAGATAAAAATCTGTTAAACGCATTAAAGACTTCTGCCATTTTTTCACCTAGAAATTTAAAAGTCATTCCAAGCAATTTACTTATTTCATCTTTAAATATGAACAATAATGCTCCACCAAGTGCAATTGGATTAAGTGCGAATCCCAATACTTTTAACATTCCAGCTATAAATGGTTTGCCAAATATCAGAAGACTGGCTCTTTTAAAACTTGCAAGGATTCCTCTTCTAAAAATTTTTGAAACAACTCCAAAGATTTTGTTTAATCCTAAAATTTCAAGAAGACCGAAACCATCTTTTGATTCTACTGTTACTTCTGGTGTTACTGGTGTTGTTGGTTGTACAAGTGATGCACCAAACGCTGTGTTGGCTTGTCTACCTGCGATACTTTCTCTATCAATTGCATCAGAAATATTTTCATTTTCATTATCAATAGTGTCTTGAGTGTTTTGTTTATTTCCTTGAATTACTTTATTAGTATTTTCATTAGCGTTTGATATTACCTTTTCAATAGCTTCTGTTAATTTATTATTTCTCTGTGTATCAGTTAATTCTTTATTGGCGGCAGTTTGTGTAAATGTTTGAAACAATTCAGTGAATTTTTCTTCATCCTTCTGAAGTAACTCTTTTTGGTCATCACTAAGTTTATCAAAATATTTTTCAAAATTAGTATTTAAACTTTTTTGTAGTTCCACTTGTTTTTCAAATTGTTCTTTTAAACTAGCTTGTACTAAATTGTCTTTTTGTAGTTGTCGAAGTTGTTCTACATCAATTCCTTGACTTTCAGCGAGTGCTATTTCATCTCTTTTCGCTTTTCCTGTTAAAAAATTAAAGACTTTAGCGGTACTATCTCTAAATCGATTAAATTTTTCAACTTTGTCTGCGAAAAATGCAAATTGTGTAAGACCTCTACCATCTGTTACACCAGTAAGTTTATTTCTTTCTTTACTTAGATTTCTGATATCTTCTAACAGTTTAAGATTTTTTTCTGTTAATTCTAACTGTGTCGCCATTTAACTATTTATCCTGTTGTTTGCTTTTTCCACTTCCAACATATAAACCAAACCATGCGGCACCTGCACCAATAACAATTGATACTAAACCTGCTTGTTGTGTGTTTGGATTCTCAAGAGCCATGAACCATTGTACTACATCGTAAAACAGATAGATATATGTTCCAATAAAAAGTCTTGGAAACAACCTAAGTGAATCTAATGTGACTGCGAATTCTCTTATTTTGTCGTTCATTTTTTATTCTCCTTTTTCATTTTCTCGTTTTCTTTTTCAATGTGTTGAACTAAAAGTCCTACATATATCTCTCTTTCCCACGGCATCATATTATCAAGTTCTTCTAAACTATATTTATGGTGTTGCATCAACGCAAAGTTGGTTTTAAAATAGTTATCCAACGATTCATGCGAAAGAGTTATGTAAAAAAATTTTCAATACCCTCAACTGTAACTTTATTTTTCTTCTTTGTCTTAGGATTAGTAAATTTAATTGTATGCGCTAACTTTGGCATAGTTTTAAAAAAATCTAATATATCATTAAGATTTTTTTGACTCATTGATTCAACAAATTCATCAAGTTCTTTATCTTCCATATCAACTTTATTGTATATTGTATCACCATCTATAATTTGAAAAATTGAATGTTTAATACCAGTAAATAAAGATTCATCTTTTTCAATGTCTTCTTTTAATTGACCTGCAGTTTCAAGAGTTGGATATCCCATAATAATTTTTACATCTTTGTTTAACTGTATTTCATTAGTATGATTATCACCAACTTGAACTTCAACATCTTTTAAGTTGACTTCAACTGGTACTCTAGTTTCTCCATCATCTTCACAAAGAACATTTAAATCTATTTTATCTCCAACTGATTTTCTTCTTATTTGTAAAAAGATATATTCTAAATCAAACATATATGCTTCAGAACCTTTGACTTTTCCAAATGTACAGTTTTCAATAATCTGAGCGATAGCCTGTATCATCTCACTTTTATCATTACTGTTCTGTGCCATTAATAATAGTTTTTGTTCCTTTACAAGAAAAGGTCTAAATTTTATTTTCTTTTCAGTAGAGGGTAAAACCAACTGATAAGTTGGTGTATTAAGTTTTGGTAAACTCATAATTAATCATCTCCAATAATTATAATCTTCTTAATACTTTAGGTAGTGACGCCAGAACTTTTCTTTCTGTGACATTTACTAAAGTATTCGCAATTCGATTTAAAAAGTTTCTACTTTCTTCTCCATCTATAATACGCCAGTATCTATATCCAAATCCTACTGGTAGTTTTGCAATTTGATTTGCACTTCCATAACTTACATTTATAGTACCTATTGATTTGGGATATGCTTCAAACAAACGAATTCCTATTCTTCTTCTATCTTCTTCATCGAGTTGATATATATCAACATTACTAATATAATCTGCGTAATATCCAGTCGCAAAATCATCATCATTTGAGTATGCGATGTTCTGCCAGTTATAGAAGAATTTTTGTTCTCTATGGTCATTACTTAAATAGAAAGTTGCGGCTACATCTTCAAATGTTTCACCATATACAACTTGTCTTATTGGGCCATACCCAGATGTATCCTCTCTTGTAAGTAATGTCCTGCCAGGAAAGTCAATGGTTTCACAATAGTAAGATATCTTTCTTACTTCACTTGTACTGTTTGAGAATAAATCTGGTAGAAAACCACCTGGATTAGATGTCGCACTCGCCAAACCTTTCGGTGGACTAACAACAACTTCGTATCGTGATGTCTTTGCGAATCCTTCTTTACTTCTGAATATACCTATAAATTCATTAAGTAACGAATATCCTAAACCTTCAAAAAACCTTTCTGCCATTAACTTTTACCTTGTCGAATCTTCTTTCTTGTATTTATATGAACTTCTCTAACAATCTGTCTTTGTCTACGAGCGGTTCGACTAAAATCTTTACCTGTTTTCTTAAATCTTTCGATTGGTAATAATAATGCGACTGGAACTTCATCTGCGTTTATTTTTAAGAACTGTGATTTTACCTGTGAAAATAGGTATTTTTTGATGAGTGGTCTAATTAATTTAAACCTTTTTACTCTCGCCCATGTTGTTCGATATAATGTGTTTTCATCAATATCATCTGATGTTCGATAGTTTTGAAAAATTGTATAAAAATCTTCTCTTAAATCCATTGGAAGATAGTGCGCATTTAGACCAAGAAAACCACCACTTACTCTTCTGAGTGGAAATACTAAAGGAAACATATCAAAGTATTCAAGTTTGTCTTTTGTAATCGGGTCATAGAAAAACATATTGAATCTGTATAGATTAAGTGTTGCGGTTCTTCTTCCTTGAGACAAAACTACATTTGCGCTTGTAGTTAAATTTTTTATTCTCTCTTGAAACCATTCAAAAGGAGTTTGAGAACCCTCTGGTCTTTCCTCTAAAATTTTATCGAATATTGACGCCATGTTTTTATTTAGATAGTAGAGATGTCATCTTCGGTCATTATTTTAAATTCCATACCTCTATCTTTCGCGAACAGTTTCGCTTGTTTCCACTTGGAAGTATTGCGATGCCATTCCTTTAACATATACCACCAACTTTTAGTTTTTCTTTTTGGATTACTTGGTGGTGGGGATAGATATTTTTTTGGTTTAATTTCAATTATAAGTTTTTTAATAGTACCATCTGATTGTTTAACTTTTACATAAAAATCTGGAAAGTATCTATGAACTTTTTTATCCCATGAAGATTCATATAGAACAATTATTTCTTCACTTCCCCATTCTAAAATATTTTTACTATCATCACAATACCTCATGAACTTCATTTCCCAACTGGAACGATACACTATGTACTGTGAATTACCCTTATATTTCTGTGGGTTTTTTGGATAAAATCTTCCTTTCATATCTCTACGAACATTATAAATACTATTCAAAGGATATTTATATATGCCAAGAATAAAAGACTTAATCGCTTCTCAGTCACTCGGTGTCGCAGGAAGAGCAGTAAAATCAATCGCAAACACAGTTAGAGGTGTTCTTAACAACAGAACTGATAGTGGAGTGGCGACCAGTCCATTTAAAACAGAACAGTTAACTTATCCCGCAGACTTGGGTACACCAGGTTCAGAACAAGGACATTATATTATTTTTACAGTCAGAGAATTTAGTTCACGCTCATCGGTAAACGGTACAACAAAAAAAGACTCTGCACTTGCTGCAGGTAAAAGTGCACTTGCTGCTGGTAAAGTTCAACCTAGTTTTAATCCAGGTTTCGCTGGTTTATTATCAGACAATCTTATTAATAAAGGTAAAAATTTGGTTGCGAATAATGAAATTGAAAATTTAACTCCAACTGTAATAAAAAATATTTATGAAGCCAAATCACAATTTGGCCCTCAAAATGTTCCAAGTGATATTAAAAATAGAGATTTTTTAGGTGCTGGTGCATTAGAAGATAATGAAAAAAACAGAGTGAGGATAAGAGAGGGAACACAAAGGTCAAGTACTTTTATAACATTATATATGCCACCACAAGTTAAAAACATTACTGGCGCACAGTACAAAGACCAAGAAATTAGTGCGGTTATTACAACTGGTGGTGCTGCATTAACAGACCAACTTGAACAAGGTCAATTAGAGAAATTAGCTTTGATAGTGGGTCGTGATAAACTTGTACAACTTGGTGGTGGTGCTCTTAGTATGTTTGGTGCAGAAGGTTTGAGAGAGGCACTTACACTCGCAAGTGGAAGACTAATTAGTAATAGAATGGAATTAGTTTTTGATGGTGTTACTAAAAGACAATTTACATATACTTTTAACTTTTATCCTAAATCAGAAGAGGAAGCTCAAGAAGTTGATAAAATAGTAAGAACATTTAGAGCGAATATGTTACCAACAAGAAATGGTAATATCAATAATATTTTAGATTTAGGTGTACCAAATGAATTTAATATTGATTATATGTATAAAGGACAACAAAATAGTTTTATGAATAAAATAGGTAATTGTGTTTTATCAGACATGGATGTTACATATGGTGGAGATAAATTCGCTGGATTTAGATTATCACAAAACGAGTTTGGTAATGGTTCACCACCAACTGAAACAACTGTAACATTAACTTTTAGAGAAATAGATATTCTAACAAGAGAATTAGTTGCGGAGGGCTTCTAATATGTATTTTAAGGCTATTCCACAAATTCCATATGATTCAAAAAATGATGGTACATTTAAGTTTGTAACTAATTTACTTCGTAGAGTAAAGGTTAGAGAGGACGCAATAACAAATGGCGGTATATTTGATACATATGATGTGAAAGATGGAGAGACACCAGAAATGATAGCACACAAACTCTATGGTGATTCTACTTTACATTGGTTAGTCTTATATGTAAATAATATTACAGATAGATATCATCAATGGCCTATGTCGACTATACAGTTTGAAGAGTATGTAAGTGAGAAATATTCAAATCCAGATGGTATTCATCACTATGAGATTTATCAAACATCTGGTGATACAACAAAAGTTGTGGAAGTATATAATCCAGATTTATTAACAGACGCCGGCGCAAGTAGTGACGCAGACGCACAGGCGGGCGCAACCTCTGTAACAAATAGAGAGTATGAAGATAGATTACAAAATGATAAAAGAAAAATAAGACTTCTCGACCCAGACTTTGTTTCTCAAGCAGTTAATGAATATCAAAGGTTAATGAGTAGTAGTATTTTATAATACAAAAATGGCAAAACAAACTATAAAATATGCAGGTGATTTTGAACTAGAAAAGGCAGAACTATTGACTTCTGGTGGTATTAGTATAGACTTATTAAATCTAGTTGCAGAAATAACAATAGAAGAAAGTTTATTTAGACCTGTGGTTTATGGAACAATTACTTTTGTTGATACTCAAAATTTAGTTATCAATGGGCCCATCATAGGTCAAGAACATTTAAAACTTACTATATCAACACCTGGTTTTAACGATGATATGAAAATTAAATTTGATGAACAAGTTTTTCATACTCAAAAAATACTTTTAAATGAGGATACAAGTAATGGTGCTCGATTAGTTTCTTTATCTTTTGTAACTAAAGAAATGTTTATGAATCAAAGAGTTAGAGTATCAAGAAGTATTGAGGGTAATTTTTCAACCATTGTAAGAAGTGTTTGTGAACAAGAATTAGAATCAACAAAAAAACTATTTTTAGAAGATTCTTTAAATATTAAAAAGTTAGTGATTCCAAGAATGAAACCATTTGATGTTATTAATATGGCGAAACAACAAGCGATATCATCAAGAGATAATAATGCCTCTTTCGTATTCTATGAAACAAGAAGGGGTTTTCATTTTAGAACTTTAGAAAGTTTATATGAACAAACACCTCTTCAAGAATATTTTGTTAATGACCCAGATGTAACAATGATTGAAAGACAATCTGGAGAAGATATCATAACTATGGACTATAAAAGAATAAGAGATTTTAATATTATACCTACAAGAAATATTTTAGAATCAACTGACGCTGGTGCATTAGGTGGAAATATAATTATACATGATAGTTTTAATAAAACATATTCAGAATATTCATACAATTATTTTGATTCATTTTCTGCATACAGTCACATAGGTGATTATGGTGAAAAATCTTTTCCAATTTATAGTGCAACTAGAGATAATGAAGGAAGAAGAATTAGTGACTTTAAAGAATCTGTAAACTTTTTTGTATCAACTTCAATTAAAGATATAGACACTGCGACTTCAGCGATTCATGAAACAAATGGAAGATACCCATTTAAATCTGTTGAGACACAAAATTGGTTATTTGATAGAAATAACAGAATACAAAATTTAACTAACGGACTTGTAGTAAATCTAATGGTTGCAGGAGTTACTGGTGCAGAGGTAGGTGATACTATAAATATTAATATGCCAGTCACAGGTTTAAAAAATAGTAAAAATGAAGACCTAGATGATACTTACAAAGGTAAATTTCTCGTACAGAATTTGAAGCACGTGTTTACTACAACTGATAGAATGCACAATATGTTGATGAGTGTTGCAAAGGACTCTGTTCCAGTAGGATTTACCGCTACAGGTAAAACAAATTAACAATAGGGGGTAACTGTCTAACAAAACAATTCATAAAAAAAAATAAAACGAGAGGTGAACATCTAATGTTGAAAACAACAAAAAGGAAACTATTAAAACTAAATTTCACTAAAAACAGGGAGAGAAAAGTTTTAGAAATGATGAACTCTGATGAATATAAATATTATGAAAGATTATATAAGGAAAGAAAGACAGAAACCAATAATAAAACCAAATGAAATCATTTTCGCAATTAACTGAAGGACTATATGACCCAAACATTTTCAAAGCGGTATTCTTGGCAGGTGGGCCAGGTTCTGGAAAATCATATGTAGTAAAAAGAACTACTGGTGGTTTAGGAATGAGAATTATAAATTCTGATGACGCATTTGAAAACCTAATGAAAAAGGCGGAACTATCTCTTGAAAAAGATGTAATGACACCAAAGGGTCAAGAACTTCGTGGAAGAGCGAAAGAGTTAACAAAAACAAGAGAAAAAAATTATCTTGAGGGAAGACTAGGAATCATTATAGATGGGACTGGTAGAGATTATGAAAAACTCACAGGACAAGCGAAACGACTACAAAAATTAGGTTATGATACATACATGATTTTTGTGAATACTTCACTTGATGTCGCAAAAGAAAGAAATGAAAAAAGACCTAGAAGAATATCAGATGAACTTGTAACAAAGTATTGGAATGATGTTCAAAGAAATATAGGTAAATTTCAGAACTTTTTTAGAAGTGGATTTGTTGTTGTAGATAATAATGACGCAGGAGAAGATATCTTCCAAAAAGTATTTAAAAGAATTAGAGGATTAGTAACCAAAAAGAACACCAATCCTATCGCCCTCAGATGGATGAAACAGGAACTAGAAAAAAGAAAGAGAAAATAAAATGACACTTAGTGAACTTCATAATGTAGAATTTGAAAAATTAGAAAGAAAAGGATGGACTGTATTATTCGGTCATCTGGACTTTAATCATAACACAATTACCCTTACATATCGTAAAAATAATGGGTCTATACACCACATAAGAAAGAAAAAATACCCACTAAAATAATTACCTCTTGACATTTCAAATACTTTAGTGTAATATATAAGAATATTATGGCATTAACACAAAAAGAAAAAGACATACTTGAGGACTTTATTCAAGAAAAAATTAATACTGGATATGGTATTCCATATTCATTTAGTATTAAACAAAATAAAGACCTTAAAAAACAAATAAAAAAAGAGAAACATGATGACGCAAATTCTTATATTCGAAAGAATGTAGAGAGAACTTACTATGATTATGAACCACTCAAACCAAAAAATGAACAAAAAATTAAACAACGAGGTGAATAATGTATAATGAAATCCATGAGAAATCTTTGAAATCTATGGAAAGTGTAGAGTCTGGATTCGCAGGTGGTGGATACATCAAGATATATCCAGATAGAAGTGAAAAGGAACAAGTATATCATTTGATAGAAGAACTGCGTCAAATAGACCGCTTATTCGTGTCTGATGGGTATTTTTACCCTATACATGAGGGTGGAGTTTCACTTGAAAAGAAACAGGCGTATGCGAATACCTTTGTTACTTTACTTAAAGAAAAGGGTATTGTGAGTAGACCAGTCATGAAACCTTACTTTCAAGACCCAGTTTAACCTCTTAAAACCCCTATAAACACTGGGCAAAATTACCTATTGACATCATCTCCAGATATGTTATCATTACTATGTAATGAAAAATGAGAGAGGTAAAAAAATCATGAACATTTCAGAAATAAAATCCTTCATTGAAGGTATAAATGATGTCTCTATTTTAAATGAGATTAAAAATTCTTACAACATTGCGAATTCCAATATCGTGAAAAAAGTTAAGAATTCTTTAAGTATCGGTGATAAAGTAGAAATCATTGTAGATTGTAAAGTCAAAGGTGATATTGCTGTTATTGAGAAAATCAATAGAAAACATATTAATGTCAGAATGATAAGTGGGAACGAATATGGCGAAAAATACAGAGTTGCGGTTGATTGTGTAAAAATCAAATCAACAGAAGATGGTCATAAAGTCGCAACCGCAGTTATTGATGACAACGATAATGATGGAAGTGTTCAAAGTTCATAAACTAATATTTGATATGATATTTGAATGTATTATAAACATGATGGGATAAGGAGAGAGAAATTATGATTAGAGAAAAAAGAGAAAGTGATTTTACTGTGATAGACCTAACTGGCCCAGATGGGAATGCGTTC